ATTAACAGCAGAATTAATGTTATTAACCAGTCTTTCGTCAGTTTCTTGTCTTTGCTTGACGATTTCTTGTGACTGAACTTGAGATCTAGCAGACGCAACAACTGGATCTATCGACAATTGAACTAAATCTTGATAATCCTCGGATATGCCGCCACGTAACCCATTAAGATATTGCGTAGACATTTCATTAAATCTAGCTGAATCGCCATTGCTTTCTTCGGCAATCCTAGCAATATTTTCTCTAGCATCTGTATCTATAGACGCAACATAAGATTTTTCTAATGCTGAATTGTACGCTTGGTCGAATATAGATATGCCAGATAAAAAGCCCTTTTCTTTTTCTACTGGAGCGCCTTCTTCAGCGGCCTTAATACCAGCAGCCATGCCAGCTTTTTCGCCTTGTTCTGCACGTTTCTTAGCAGCAATGTTAAAGGCAATGCCATTAACTTGATCTGCTAGACCAGCAAGTGCCTGAAACCTACGCGCAGCAGACGTATCTACTCCCGTGGGTCTGAACTCTCCGTAATATCCAATAGGCTTCTGGGCCATTATGCTTTTGCTCCACCACCTGATCCACCACCTGATCCGCTGCCTGAGCCTCCGCTTGAACTGCTGCTTGAACCTCCTCCACCAGCTACTCCTGCAATTTGCATAGTGCCTTTAAGCAAAGTAGAAGCAGAAGCTAAATATCCTTCTTGTTTGGCATATTTTGCTTGACGGCGTAATTGAGCCTGTTTTAACTTATCAGATAAACCGATAGTACTTTCGCTAAGGCTTGCTTTTTCAGCACTAGCCAATGCAATACTAGCTGGCGTGCCTTCTCCAGAAATCCCAGACATGGATTGACCTACTACATTAGCAGCAAGTGCTCGATTCAATTCTTCTCTACGTTGCAATTCACGGCTTTGAGCAGCTAAACGTTCTTCTTCAGCCTGACGTTTAAGCTCTAGCTCTTGAGTCTTACCAGCTACATATTGCGCCCTAGCAGGCACTACAACAGACGCTACAGCTATGGCAGTTACTAACCAACTCATACAACCTCCAATATTTGTTCTGCTATCTTGTCCACATCTGTTTCCTCGGTAACGTGGAATGTAGTCCACACCGTATCAGTAATTGCGTATATTACTCGCTTCATACCTGGTTGAGTCTGACCCATGTATGGAGCCTTGATTTCTTCTCGTCCTTCGTGAGTTACCGCTACACATTCGCCCTGAGACACCGTAAATAAGTGGTTGGTCTTGTGTAATGCGCCTACCAGACATACCCCAGCAGGGATGAATAACTCACGAGCATAGATCCCATCGGCAAAATGGTGCCTAGTCTCGGTCTCAGCCTGTGGCATGGACAGCATTAAGTCTTGAATATTGTAGATATTGCTCTGTAACGCTACGTTCACGATGATTCAACCTCGTATTCAATCATCTGTATAAATACAGGAGTAGGGTCTGGCGCCGTTATCGATGGCATCTCGTCTCTAGTCCAACCTATATTGTTTAGTACGTCATCTATTATGCCAGTTTTAGCGTTAGGTGACGTGTTTAACGGTGAGTTTAAAGCATAATCAAACGCTCTAATTGGCATTGGTTGGCCGTCTACATAATACCCATAGGACTCGTAGACCCTGATGTTCATGCGAACGATACGTTTAATCCGCATCTGGTTCTCACCACTGCCAATATTCGTATTTAACGGCATACCCTTAATTTCTACTGGGAAGTTAAGCCCTACTTCTACATTGGTATAGCCTGTTTCTTCAGACGTTAAAGTAATTTGACCACCAATGACGGTTCTTTCTGTCAGAACAATTCCATCCGCCACGATCTGAACAGTTAACCCATTTAGATAGCCTAGACCAGAAATAATAGTGTCCGTTGGGCCAGGATTGAATATCGTTGAGTCATCCATTAAATGATTGAATGACCAGCGTTCAATGTGGTATTCAGTTGTGTTGTGAGCGTCTACTTTTCGTTTAACAATCATATACAACTGATCGTCTACTACCGTGGCATTAGTGATAATTCCAGGCTCAGGGGTGGCAGTAGGGTACGTTGTAGATGCAGTTTCCCATCGGGTAAACCCGTTGATGTCTTGTGCTCGCAGCGTATTGAGGACTGTAACAGTACCGTCAGTGTTCGTTATGAATAACCAATTAGCATCTTCGCTAGTTGTACCAGACAACATAGCCATATCTGTAGGCTGTTTAATTAATTGAGACGATAGTACCGACCTGTCATGGGCAACATAAGCATCTTCGTTAAACGAATAAACAAAATCGTAAATAGTCTTGCCATTCCTATCTACGAATATGGTAGATCCGTCTACGTCTACGACCTCTACATACGATGCGCCATGATTTGTTTGCGGCGCTATCCCTACACTTGTAGGTGTAACAGGCTTGCTGGTAACAGAGAACTCAGCCCCAGACGTGAATATCTGTAGGTTCCTGCCAGGATAAACATCGATGATTTCGTTTAGCTTGCGAGATGAGATGGTGGCAAAGATACCTTCATCATCAGCACCGTCGTCAATTTCAAAGTCAAAGAATGACCCAGACTTAGAAAAGAATACTGATGCAGTCTTAGACTTAGTGCCACCAAGGACTAACCGGCCCTCAAAGAAGCATGCAGTCTTGGGGTATCCACGAGTAGCAGACCATACAGGTTCCTTTCTAGGAGATCCAGTTTGGGTCTTAGTAAATACAAGCGTGTTATCCTGATTACCAGAAGTAGGGAAACCAGAAAATAATTCAAAGTCCTTAGTAGACTCTCCGCTAATCGTTATGGTGTACTGTCTTGTCCCTGTTCTAGCTACTGCTACGCCTGTCTCTCCAAACGTAGGCATTTCTTGTAGGTTTTTTTGAATATTAAATGCAGTAGAACTTTGTTCAGCAGCAGTGTTATCTCCTGCAAAAGTAATATTTTTTGACAATACACTTTCAACATCTATCTGTAATTGATCGCCAATCTCCCATTGGTGTCCAGACCCATGCGTTAATGTCATTACCTGTATTTCATTAACTGGAGTAGGACTCAGATCATCATCAAAGTCAAACATAGGCACGTTGGTAAATGGCACTTCATCCAAGAACCAATCTGTATCTGTACCCAAGTTAATTAATCGTTGTGGTGGCACGTCTTCCTGAAACAGCAGCATGACGCTTTCTGTTTGCGTATCCCTAATGGTTGCTACTTGGGCAGCAGTGTACGGAACCTTAACGTCGGCAACATGGGTTCCTGGATTCTTGAAAATCCTGATATTCCCGTCAGTAACCGATAACAAGTAATTTCGATCAGTCGTTACGCTAAAGTTTAGCAGTTTAGATTCTGATGGATCGCCAGCAACACTTGTTTGAGTGATTAAATTAAACCCTGCCAAGGTAACAACAGACGTTCCAAGTGGATCTGTCCCAACTCTAGCTAGACGGACATATCTTTCTGCTGAGCCAATTGGAATTCTAAAGTCTTGTGGATTTGTCCCGAGTAATGGAACCGTGCCAACGGTAGTCCATGTAGTTGCGTTAGGAGATTCTTGTATTACGAACTCCGTAGACGATCCAGATGACAGGCTAATCTGTCTTAGGTCTGCAAATACTGCCGTAGTCTTCAGTACAGGCGTTGCAGCACGGTCGTAGTACGCAACAACGTATGGGTTGATCGTTGAAATACCCAGCGTTGTAGACGTTGTAGTAGCGTCGTCACCGTCATTAGCTACTGATCCAGAGCCACCATTAGGCATGATTGGATTTTGAGCCGTTAGACGCTCTAGTTTATTGAGAACAGTATCAATATGTTCAGTGCCAGGACGACGCTTGACACCACCCTGTGGGACTAGGACTACGTTGTTAGCTGTCTGCAACCCTTGGTAATACTGATTAATATCAGTACGGCCTCGCATAAATGGAGATAACTCTCCACTAACAAAGTTATTTTGAATAAAGCGAGACTTGGCCACTAGAACCTCACGTTAACAAAAGGGTTGCTCGTGATAGGTGTCATTGGATATTGCTGGGAGTCTGTATATCGGGCCATCCTAGAAGCATTTACATACTCAGCAGACATTTCTTGTCGTGATGCTGAACTGTCTCGGATGCTTGTTGCAAAATCTTTAGCCAGCGCATACTCGATCATCTGAGTGAAGTACGGTGGCCATGATGATTCTGGAGCGTCATAAATATAGTCGCAGTAAAGTGGGCCGGTATTGTTGGCATACACTTTATTGCCATAAATCTGGTATCTGATTCCTGGGTATATTTTAACTAGGAATAATAAATCTGAAGGTAGTTGATAGATTGAGTCCCATTCTTGATCGATTGGAACTTCTGTTGTAAGCGATAGCTGTGCTTTTACTCTAGCAAATCCCCATCTATGCTTTGTTAGCTCAGACCGGACAATGCTGTCATACAACGTATTAGCAACTTGTTGCGCCCTAGAACCGCCGATTAGTGAATTGATTGGAGTATCCCCGATCAAGACTAACGCACCATTAACTACGCCGATTTTAGTTGCCATATTATTACTCGAAAGAATGGGGAGCCTGTAAAGACCCCCCGTTCAGTTTCAATGTATTACTTATGCCGTAATAGTAGTACCGGCAGCAGCAGTAATGGTCGTGCCATTATTTGCTTTGATATAAGTAATAGTTACTATTGGAGTCGCGGGAGTAGTTGTATCTTTGCAGATAACAAGATCCCCGACAGCCAGCTCGCTAATAGCCGCAAGAAAATAATCTGCGTTATCAACGACAGTTTTAGCATCAGCAGAAGTATACTGCCAAGTGCTTCCACCGTTGCCTGAACCGCCAATGCGGCATAAACCTGTTCGGTCAAAAGACATGGTATTCTCCTTATGCAGTCTTATCGTATTGAACTTTAACTAAACCACCCTCATCGCGAACGACAGAGCCAGCTTTCAACATACCGTTACTTAACCAAGAGGTACGTTCAGCGATCCAGTTAATTTCAGTTTTCATGTCGATACCAACGGCCAAGCCAACAGCAGGGCGCTGATAGAACCATGAGTCAACGATGTTACCGGCTTCAGTCAAACCACCTTCAGTCCGAGTTTCGATGATGATGAATCGGAACCCTACAAGAGTATTGATCTCACCAGAAACC